TTAATTTTAAATTAAATCGTCTAACCAAGATTTAGAACCTACAAGACTGAAGTAAGCACGCATCATAATAGTATCAGCGAGGTCAGGGGAGCGACCTAAAATAGTTTTAATAGTCTCTTTTCCCTCTACTGCCCATTTAACATCTTTATCTATATCCTTTCTTCTAATAAGGGCGAGTTCTTCGTTTAATTCCTCTCTATAAGTTGCATCTATTAAATAAACCTCTTTCTTTTTAAACTTCTCAGCAAGATGAAAATAGCATTGACTTTTTAAGTTACTAAAGTTCTGCTTAGAGCCTTCTACTTTAACCGGGGTAGAGTTGTTTACAAAGCTTTTACATCTTAACTGGTCGACTACTCCACCTCCGATTCCATCGGCATCTGCTATAACTCTAGACATAGGTATATAATGCTCGTTAGCTAACTTTCTTATCTCTTGCGACGTTTGAACTGTATCATACTTATCTAGCTTAATCAGCTTCTCTAATCTCCAGCCATTCCATAAGCCTATTACCGTGCTATCCTTCCCGAATCTAGCTATATCCGCAGTAATATACTTTTCTCCTCCTACTACAAATTCGTTAGTATAAGCGTCAATAATATTTTCAAATGGAAATAGTTTAGATAAATCATCGTCATACTGCCAGTTACCGTATAAAAGTCTTTGTTTAGAAGCTTCGTCTAATCTTTTTAACGACTCAATATAAGAAGGGTGCAAGTGTTTATTATCTGTAGCTAACGCTTGAATAAACTTTCTATGTGGAGGTAAACGGTTTTCTACACTAGGTTTAAAAAAAGAATTGTATACCCAGTTTTTAGCCGGGTTACAAGTCATTAATATTTTAGGCGTTAAGTTATACTCGTTCAGTTTATACCTAATCCTAGAAACTACAATGTTCTTAGCTTTCTCTACTACTTGATTAGCTTCATCAATCATAGCGCCAGTAATTTCTAAAGAACCTAAACTATCAAAATTAGGGTCACTAGGATATAGAAACAAATCCTTTAATATTATCTGAGACTTATTCTTAAAAGTTATTGTTTTCTCGTTAGCATTGTAATTGTATTCCGAATCTATACCTAACATACCCGTAACATCAAAGAACGAGTTAAGAGTAGTTTTTTTAAGAGCATCTAACTTAGAACGTCCCATAAGCCAACGAGTACCGGGATATTTTATACAATTATGTATAATCCATAGAACACCAAAGAAGGACTTACCTCCTCCAGCACTTCCTCCGTATAAAACCTCTATAGTCTCTTTATCATTAAGATATTTAAAGGCTCTAGACTGTTTCTTAGTTAGTTTAATATCACTCTTCACCACTCGTTCTACTTAATCTAAATTTACCGTACATATACCTACAAGAATTAGTATACCTAATAGCGAAAGGCATTAACTCGCGCTTAGTTCTAAGTTCTTTTCTTTTTCGTCTGTTTTCTTCTAGTATTTTATTCCTCATCGTCTTCGACTGATATATTAATTTGTATTCTTTCTCCTTCGCTAGTTACGTCTTTTCTATCTGGTTCATTTACCCCGGTTAACTTAGCCATATCCGCTAGAATCTTTCTAGCTACTTCTTTTTCATCGTCTTTAATAGCTTTCTTATAAAGCTCGAATAGTCTAGCGTGGTGACTTTCAAAGATAGACTCCCTATCCTTAGAGTACTTATCTTCTATAGCGTCTTTAGCTTTCCTCCAATAAACGTCCGACTGTCTAGACTCTATATTATAAACGTCTTTACAGTAAATTACCCACTCAGCTCTACTAGTGTTATCGCATAATAACATCTCTATAGCTTTATTAACCCTCTTTTCGGACTCTCTTGCGTCCGCTATTTTTCTTTTATTATTATCACTTTTCATACTTTAATATACGATTTATACGTTAAAAAGATAGATTTTCGGCTTGGATTCGTCTTGAATTACATCGAGATGGCACCACGAAATAGGCTTACCGTTTAGTAAGTTCTCTAGTCTTAGGTTACAAGGGAATAACTCCGAATTAGCTACTATCCATTCTCTAACCTCTATAGCTGTCATTCCCTTTACATCGAAGTCTACAGCCTTACCTAAGCAATGAGCAGATAAATAAGCTTTAGTCTTCTTCTTAACCATAGGACTATTATTATGTCTAAGTCCTCTCTGTGAGAACTGACCACCCCAAGCCCAGTTATTAACGGTAATAGGTTTCCTAAGGTTTCTTCGGATAATTAATAAACAGTCTAATAGTTTATCATCTAAGAACCTCCAAGCTCCGTTACCGAATCTATTAAATACTTCTTCGTCTACAAGTTCTCTAATAGAGAAGTAGTCTTTTATTGTTTTACTCATTTTTATATTTTTTTAAATTAGTTCGCATTAAAACGCTCTTTAACATTCCGTAAGTCGTAATGCAAACACTACGCTTACTCCAGTGTTAGCCACAATACACAAAAAGCTTCTCGGTTGCCTTTGTGGTTTTAGCTGTATTATTTAACGTATTGTTTATTTCGCTACTGTAAACACATTTAAAGTCTTTTGGTGCGTTATACTCACTTACATAAACTAAATGCCCTTGTTTCGCTTTTACCCTGCACCATTCCCAAAATTCAGTGTGGTTAAAATCATCTTTATACTTTGTTGTTCCCTCATACGGTGGGTCGCAATAAATTAAACTATTTTCGGGTATTTCTAAATCTTGGTAACTACTATGTATAAATTCAACACCTTGTATCTTTGGTAATTGTTTCAATATATTCCTTTTACTTTGCCCGCAATAACTTTTAGTCGTGCTATTTAATAATTCTGCATTAGGTTTATCTTTCCTAACATTCCTTGCGTAACCCCCGTTCCAATCAGCACCAAAACTACAACCAAGTCTTACAAAAGCAATATAATGTTTTTCGTACTTGTTTTCCATTTGCTCTTTTACATCTCTCCAATCTTGTTCGCTTACAAAATCGGGTGGTATCCATCCTTTTTGTAATTCCCCCCACATAGCAATCAAATATTCATTAAAGTCTGCACCTATTCTTTTCCCCTCAACTTTATCAATCATATTCGCACCACCAACAAAAGGTTCTACCCACGTTCTGCCGTTTCTATTTTCTAACATTATAGGTAGCAAGTGTTTTGCTATCCTATTTTTACTTCCCATATATTTCATTTGTCTATTTATTTTAATTAGTTAATCAAGTATTATGGCTAACAATATGTAAAAAACATTAAAACGGCTTTTCGCTTTGGCGTTACTGCCATTTACCTCGAGGACAGTTAAACATCTTAAACCTAGCCTTTACATTTATAATACAGCCGCACGTCGGATAACGTCCTTTAGTAGACTTACCTAATTCTCCGCAAGTATAGATTGGTCCTGATTGCTTCTTAGTAGCCGGGCATTCTAAACATATCGCTTTTCTTTTGTCGTAGTTAGAAGATGTTTCTACTCTTTTAGGTAATCCGTACTTAATAACTAAATCATTAAGCATAGATACGTAGCACGAGCTACAAGTTCTACTATTATAGTAAGAGCTAGTCTTATTAAATATCGCTCTATGAATCTCTACTAACTCTTTCTTGTCTACTGAGTTAATAGACCGGTAGGGATAACCTACCGAGTCTAATAATTTTATAAATCTTTCTTTCATAATTTACTTATCCATTGTTTATAAATCTCTGTTGCTATTTGTGCAGTCATTACTGGAGGAACGCTCATACCTATTAAATACTCTGGTTTTAGTTTTCCAAAATCATAATCCATTGGATATGTCCCACACTTTAATAACTCTGTTTTATTCCTATTTCTTTTTTTATCAAATAAAACACATTGCTCTCCTCCAGTTATAGTATTTGCTGGTTTTTCTTTATACAAGAATTTAGCGTTGAACCTTGATAATATATTCCTTTCTCTAAGCGATATATCACTCAAATCAATATCGCCCTTTTTCCTATTTTCCCATAGTTCTCCATCAAGTTTACTCAATGTTTCTTTATTATCTTCTTCATCAATTATAGAACCCCACTTTATAACATTTTCGTTAAAATTCAATTCAAGTTTTGGTACTTGTGTAAACATATCTTTTTCATATAAAAAAGGATTAGCTAAGTCTTTGCGTAAACAAACAAAAAACACTCTTTCACGTCTTTGAGGCACTCCCATTTTTGAAGCGTTTAGTAGCCAATGTTGGCAGTAATACCCTGCTTTGTCAAACTCTTCGTAAATCTTTCTTACATACTTTTTCGCGTTACCTAAAAGTAATCCTTTTACATTTTCAGCTACTACTACTTTTGGCTGTAATTCTTTTGCAAGTTCTATGAAATCAAAGAATAAAGTATCTAAGGTTTGTTTTGCTTGTCCTTCTCTGAATTTCTTATCTTTTCCCCAATCTTTTTCTCTATTTCCCGCCATACTAAAGGATGAGCAAGGAGGAGAACCGTCTAGAATATCAAGGTTATAAAGTTCTTTTGGCAAGTCTTTACGTTCCTTAAATGTTTGTATTGGTTCTAAGTAACTGTATTTTGGATTGTGGTTTGTTCTGTATACTTCAATCATCTTAGTGTCAATTTCATTACATCCTAATACATTAAAACCAGCTAATTTATAACCCATTGTAGAACCTCCACCACAAGCAAAACAACTAAATACAGTACCTTTATCTTTAGTAAAGTTTGCATCCTTTAAAGTCCATTCGTAATTAAATCTATGACTCATATTAAATACTTAATTCTTTTTTCTTTCTATAATCGCTTAGATAAATCTCCATTAAAGGTCTAAAGTCTGTTATTGAACCGATTGCCATATGATTTTTCTTAGCCATTTGCTCATAACACTTAAACAGATAATCCATCTCCTCTACATTCATTTTAGCTTTAACATAAGCTACACTAATCATTTCCCTAACACAATAAGCGGCAATCTTTTTTCTACCATATTTAGTAGTTAATCTAGAGAAG